GCCCCCATCACCATCCTCGCCATCTGGGGCGCGTGCATGCGCGGCCCGGACGTGTCGCACCCGCGCATCGTCGGCGCCACCACTCCACGCATGGAGTCGCTCTGGAACGTCATGGTCTCGGACCCGGACTGCGACTGGGAGATCATCAGGGCGACAACCCGCGACAACAAGTTCATATCCGACGAGCAGTACGACCTCATCCTCTCCGGAATCCAGTCCGAGGACATGCGCCTGCAGGAGCTGGAGGGCCGCATCGTCGACAAGAGGGCATCCCGCATCATATCGCTCTCGGAATTCCCGCAGGCGCCCGGGCTGTCGACCGACACCCGGGTGATAGCCGGCTTCGACGGTGCCGACGGCGTGGAACGCGACGCCTCCGCGTTCGTCAAGAGGCAGGGCGACCGCATCCTCGAGATGTGGGCCCTCAACGGCATCGACCACGAGGAGAACGTGCGGCGCATCCGCGACTCGCACAGGGCCGTCAACATATTCAAGCTGAACATGGACCACGCCAACACCGACTACGAGTACAACATCCTCAAGTACGAGATAAACTGCGAGCAGGTGAACTTCGCCAGGCGCCCCACCGAGGAGAACCTGGAGAAGTACGCGAACGTGCGCGCGGAGATGTTCTTCAACGCCGCGTGGGCCATCAGGCGCGGGGGATGCGTGGACGGGTTTCCGGACACATCCGAGCTCAAGCGCGAGCTCTGCGCGATCGGCTGGTTCAGGAACAACCAGAACCGCCTGCTGCTCACGAAGAAGGACGACCTGCGCGCCATGCTGGGGCGCTCCCCCGACATCGCGGACGCCTTCGCCCTCACTCACCTCGACCGGTACCTGGGCGACGAGCCGGTGATGGCCCCGACCGTGCGGGAACGCGACCGCGCGAAGGTGGCGCGCTACGCCCGCATGATGGGATAGTGTAAAAATTTGCCCACACTATTGCACAATGTTTACAATTTGTTTATATTATGCATGTATGCGCATATACGCATAAGGACAGGAAAAACTTGAATAACTTACGGACCGATTACGCGGAAGCGCTCAAGCAGGCCATAGCCATGCGCAGGGACGGCTCCATTGACTGGCGCACCGACCAACTGCTGGGAGACTGCCTCTACTCCGTGGCGCAGTGGGTCATTTCCGACAGCATCGCGAAGGGCAAGCTCTACCGCGAGCAGGGAGCCGACCCGGACTTCAACAGCCACGTGCTCTTCTGCATAGTCTCCGCCGTAGACAAGGTGGACCTCTCCCGGACCGCCCGGGAGATCATCGTCTTCCTGAAGAACGCGGGACGCACGGACGGGGTGAGCCACTACACCAGGGCGCAGAAGGCGCAGTGCAGGGCGGCGGAGACCGTCGCCTACGACGAGGCCGCCTGCTCCATCACACGGGACTTCTACGGCAACATCTGCACGGTACACACATAGGTTTCACACGAACAGGAGAGAAATCATGCCATACATGGACGACATCATCGAGGAAGAAAAAAACGCGGGCGCGGAACCCGAGGACAAGCAGGAACCGACACCTGCCGAGCCTGCGGAACCCGCAGAACCCGAAAAGCCGGCGAACGAACCCGCACCCGACACGAAGCCGGACGAACCGGCGGAACCCGACGACAAGGGCAAGCCCGAGGGCGGCGACCCCGCCGAGCCCGACAAGCCGAAGAAGGACCTCTCCGGGCTCACGAAGGAGCAGAAGGTGGAGTACGCATTCAAGCGCCAGATGGAGAAGCAGCGCAACAAGTACGAGTCCCAGCTGGAATCCTTGAACGGCCGCTTCGACTCCATCGAGAAGCTCGTCAAGGAATCCCTCGCGGCGAAGGCTCCCGAGAAGCCCAAGACCCGCCTCGACTTCCCTGAAGGGGAAGGCGGCGACGACGCGTACATCCAGTACCTCGCCGAGCAGAAGGTGAACGCCATCATGGCCGAGCGCGACAAGGCGGCGGCAGAGAAGGCCGCCAAGGATGCCGACCTCAAGAAGAACGAGGACTACCAGCAGCAGGTCTCCGACAGGTACACGAGGAACGTGCTCGACACGTTCAAGGACGAGGAGGGCCTGAAGGGCTACAACGCGCTCGTGAACAAGGGCATGGACAACGGACTCGCCGAACTCCTGGACAAGTACCCCACGGTGCGCGACTACGTGTTCATGAACCCGAACGGCCCGCGCGTGCTGAACGCCATGCTTAGGGACCGCGCCACGTTTGCCCGCGTGATGGGCCTCGCCTACGACCCGACCAGCGTCACGATCGAGATGCACGAGCTTTCGAAGGAACTCCTGAAGAAGGAATCCGAGACGCCGCCGGAACAGCCCGGGGCCCCGGAACCTCCGAAGGGGATGCCGCACATCGGCAAGCCCGGGAGCCGCCAGGGCACGAAGGCCGGGATCGCCCTCGAGAGCGACGCCGACATCATCAAGTTCCTGCGCGGAGTTCGTTAAAAAATTTTTCCGTCCGATCTCCGGGGACCCCTTCGCGGGGTCCTTTTTTTCGTTTGGGCTACTTTATGGATGAACGGGAAAGGGCGCGAAGCTGGCGCCCGGTCCCGCCGACCGACTCGGGGTCAATACCGAGACTTTCCGCGTGATTTTGCAGGGACGCGCCTGCGCAACTGAAACCCAACCGGACGACACCAGTGTCGCCCATGTTGCCGCGCGGTCCTCCTTCGCTGACGTTCCGCGTGGCGAAGGACATAAACTATGGCTAATAAATTTACCAACAACACCAAGGTGAAGCTCGTCGCTGGTGCTGTTGCAGATGCGATGGACTACACCAAGGCGTCCGTCTCCAAGATGAGCCAGGGGGATTTCAAGGGCAAGAAGTTCGGCAGGTCCTACCAGGTCTACATCCCCACGACCGGCAAGGTCGTCGAGGGCACCGAGGCCGACCCGTCCGAAGTGACCGAAGTCCCCAGCACCATCACCCTCAACAACTTCAACGTCTCCGTGGAACTCGGCCCGTGGAACACGCTGGCCGACATCGAGGACTTCGCCGCCGAAATCGCGAAGCCGCTCGGCACCCAGCTCGGCCGTACCGAGGAAAAGAAGATCGTCGCCGAAAACGTCTACAAGTCCCTCCAGACTGTGATCGCCGGCTCCGCCTCCTTCGCCGTCCTCGGCCAGGCTTCCGCCGCCCTCCGCAACCTCGCGGTCGGCTCCGAGATCGTCTCGTTCCTGAACCCCGACGTCGCCGCCGCCATCAGCGCCTCCGGCCTCGCCAACTTCATCCCGAGCGACATCCAGAAGCGCATCTACTCCGAAAACTACCTCGGACAGTACGCCTCAGCCGCCCAGATCGAGTCCCCGGACCTCCCGGTCCTCACCACCCCGAACCCCATGCCGTCCGCTTCCGTCACCCTCACGCAGGTGGTTGACGACGACAGCAACGTGCTCGGCTTCGAAGTGGTCGACAAGATTTCCGGCACCGGCCTCAAGGCTGGCCTCGTGTACAAGGCCTCCGGCCTCAAGGTCGTGGACCAGTCCGGCATCGAGACCGACCAGGACGTGTCCATCATCGTGCTCGACACCGCCGGCCACATCAGCCCGCTGCGCATCACCGCACAGGGCAAGGGCTACGGCACCCCGAACGCCTGGCTCCCGACCGGCACGACCAGCATCTCGCTCGTCGCCGCGCTCGACGCCAACAGCACGTACTACGTGCAGCAGGTGCGCACGAAGGACTGCTTCACGTTCGACTCCTACAAGTTCGAGGACCTTCCGGGCTCCGAGAACGAGGAAGTGTCCATCGTGGGCGGCCACTCCGTCAAGATGTCCATGTACGGCGAGGGCAAGACCCTCAACAAGCTCGTGCGACTGGACGCGCCGTTCGCGGCCGGCCTGTTCGAACCGCGCGGCTCCGTCACGGTCTACATCAAGAAGTCGTAATCCGACCAGGTTCTCCTGTCGTGGCGTCTCCCCTCGCGGGGAGGCGTCCTTTTTTTTCGGGGCTACTTTCAAGCAGAAGGTAATAGAATGATCTCTGTAAACGAACTTATCCAGGACGCCTACAAGGCCCTCGTCTTGACCGGGCTCGGGGAGTCTACGGACGGCGACATGTCGGCCGTGGGCGAGAACGAGCTGAACCGCCTCATCTCCACGCTGAACTCGCAGGGCTTCCTCGCCCTCGCCCAGAAGTTCCACGACCTCCCGTCGTGCAACAGGGTCGTGTTCAAGAAGCTGGAACCCGGCGAAACCGCGACACCCGACACGGTGGACATGGAACCGCCCGAGAAGGTGGAGGCCGTCGCCCGAAAGATCGGCGACAGGTTCGCCCCGCTCGCCTCGTGCGACCTCGTGCAGATCTCCGCACGGAACCGCATGTCGCTCTCCACATCGTGGAACTACTCGAGGGAGTTCGAGCCCGTCGAAGGCACCGACAAGTACCGCGAGGTGGGCGTCATCAGGTTCGACGGCCGCAACCCTTACGGCGTGCGCGTCTTCTACAACTCGAAGCTGCCCACGTACACCCAGTACGACAACATCTACCTGTCCGACCTCTACAACGAGCTCCTGTTCACCGGGCTGAAGTACCGCCTCGCCTGCTACTACGAGCTCTCGGACGCCAAGAAGGCCGACTGCGAAAACGAGTTCCGCGCGGCGAAGCGCCTCATCAAGCGCAACAACGTCACCCAGAGGATGCTGCAGGCAGGCACCGTCGAGGGCGGCTACGACGACAACTTCTGGAACGGCATGGGCGGCGTGGGGTTCTAGCATGGGCGTGACGAAGGTTTCCTCCTATCTTATCAAGCCCGCGAGCAACAA